CCACAGAAAACGAACTACTTACAACAGAGGATAACGCACCGATAATAAATGCATCTGCAAAATGGGATAAACTCCAATCATTATAATTGTTAAACTGTTGTTTATGCAAACCGAAGAACGAGTTAATAGACTGTGTTGCCACATCTTGTAACACTTCTTCAATACCTTCATGCCAAGCATCCATCAATATACGGCTAACGGCGCTAGTTCCACTAATGTTTGTAGCTGCTTTTGCAGTGCTGCCAAATACCACATCATCAAGAATAGAAGAACCTAGCAAATGATTGAGTCCCTTTTGTACAGCCCATTCAGCAGTAGTACGTAAACCTGCATTTAACATTAACTCAGCAGTAGGAACAGTGCTCATACGAGGGTCCATAACCATCTCGTTCATTGTATTACCAAACATTCCACCGAAATATATGGCTGACGCTAAGGGTGCTAATGTTCCACCACTAGCAATACTTATCGCAGCAGCCGGTAAGTATTGCCCGATGCTGTCTATAATACTTAAAATATATTTTCCTATGCCTACATAGTTACCATCCAAATCTACAATTGGAGATACTGATTTTTCCCAATCAAGTATATCGTCCTTGAAGCCCATCTTGTCAAATATACGCCAGTTTAATACATTGTCCCAACTTCCTTCGTCAGGTGTTTCAAAACCTTCACGAACTTTGTCTTCACCGGTTATGCCACTTGCAATCATATTAACTGGCGTAGATAATAAAGTTAATGCACCGTCAATAGCGTCTGCTACACTTACTACAAGATGGCCTGCTGCCCCACCAAGGCCATTAAGGAATTTCATAAAAGGATGAATGTTATCTTTTTCCTCTTGTGCAATTCGCAAATCATCTTGATACTTTAAATACTCCCCGCGCTCTTTTAACAACTTCTTTGTATAATCATAATCCGACATTTTAAAAGTATGTTCTTCTTGTGCACCAGTTGCCTCATTGTAAACTGTTTCAGTACGTTCAGTATCGGTGTTAGTTCTATCACCTTGTAATTCGTTTGCCATAAGTGTAAAACGTTCATCAGTACTTAAATAATCGTAATTGTAATCATTTTTAATATCTTCAAAACTCGGCAGCTTATTTGTATTTTCCATTACATACAAATAATTATCTAATTCGCCTCGTTTTGCAAATGTTTGCCAATCACTCTCACGATAAAAATCGTTACGACTAAACCTCGAATGAGCTGCCTCATAAGGGTTAAAGTACTCGCCTAAGACTTGTAATTTTGCCATACATACTCCTTTGCCACTCTTCATGGCCAATTTGAAATATCATTATAATATAAGAGATTTATCCCGGTACCAGGATAAATCTAATATATCATAGTGTCACAATAATATCTTTCTAATATAAATATTCAAGAAAATTTTTTCGATTGAAATAGATATATTAAAATCATTTATTTTGGAAATCAATCTCAATCTGACGTTTCTTTTTAAGATTATAATTAGTAAGTTGATTTAACATATTGGCATATGCTTCTCTTACTTCGGCAGTGTATTGTTTTTCATCAATGTCTTTTTGCTGCCGTTTATGAATAGCATTTGCGATAGAACCTAAACTTCCTACTATAAATCCAGCCAACGCACCAACAGCGTTGCCTATACCAGGTAATACACTACCAAGCGAAAATCCTAAGCCTGCTCCAGTGCCCATCAACATGCTAGTTTCAGCAAGTGCTTCGCCTGCATATGTATCGTCCATTTTCTCGGAACGATTTAAGAAGTACTCAAATTGCTCAGTTAAATTATTTACATCAAGCCCAGCATCAGCAAGTTCACTCTCTAAGCCCAACTCTCTTACAAGAGTCACAGTTTCATCTACAAGGTCTTTATAATCGGAGATTGTTTCAGTACCAGCTTTCTTATCTGCTAACTTATTAGCCGCGTCATAGAACTTATTGTACAAACCAGATATTTGCTCTTCGTCCATTCCGCCATACCGTTCTGCAAATGACCAGTCATTATCATCTGCTGCCATACCAACCATTGTTCTAAACGACCCTGCATTAGTTCCTTCAAATGTATAATTGTAAGGATTATAAGTTTTAGACCAATTATACAAATCCTCGTTTGTATCTAACAAATATTGGCCCCAACTATAACCACCCTCATTTGCAAGTGAATTTTCTAATTGGTCAAAATAATCCAAACCTGCAAGAGTCAAATTACCATTTTCATCATACAATTCTGCTGCCATCTCTTCCTGAGTTTTAAGACGGCGTTCTTCAATACGATTACCTTCCTCGTCAAATTGTTCTTTGCCTTCAGCATCGAGTACAGGATCGCTTGTAATATAACGTTCCCAACGCATATCATCAAACAATTTATTTTCGCCGTTGCTATATTTGTTCCATAACTCTTCAAGATAGCCTCTATGAGCATTAGCATAATCAGCAGTATATTTTGCCTGTTTGTCAAACGTTTTTGTTATACTTTGTTCACCAGATGCGGCTGCACTCGCAATTTCTTGCTCACCTTGCAACAATGAATTACGATAAGAATTATAAGCATCTTGTAGTGCCAATTCATTTTCACTAAGCAGTGTTTGTTTACCAGCACCAACATATGCACTATTTTGTATTGCATTTTTGTTTTGCAAATATGATGCATATGCTTGTGCTGTTACTTTACTGTAGTCATTTACAAGTTGGTTCTCAGCTGCAAGTGCTTCATTAGCATTTTGTGACAACAATGACTGCCAAGTTTTACGGTTATTATAATCTCTATTATTTTCCTCCATAAATCTTGCAGCATCTCGTTGTGTCATAACTGCTCCGTAACTTCTACCAATCTTAGCCATTATCTTACCCTCTCTGTAATTCTGTATTTTAATGCAACATCGGATGCTACAAATGCTTTAGGTTTATCATCAGTAGGGTCATTTGATATTTTGAACTGAAATGCATTTGTTTTAATAAAGTTAACTCGTTTTATCAAACTTCCTAAAGCATCAATTTGATACTCGACAGTATCTGTTTCACTTAAATTGTTCAAATTCCTATAATTTACAAAATTGAGTTTGTACCTAAGCGATGTTTCACTTTCAGTTGTAATAACTGTTAAACTACGAATATGCTTATAATTATTAGGTGCATCAAAGTGTAATTTTTGACTTTCAAAATTCCAACTAAAAGGATGTACACCATCATCAAACACTGTCTTATCATTAAAATCAAAGTACTCTAACTTTTGATTTTGTATAACAAGTAAATCTACACCATCGAATACAATTTTTACAATAGGATATTTCAAATTCCAGACCCACCAAAATGAAGTACGAATATCAAGTATTAACATCATTGTACTATCTTGTTTATACATAAACAGCCAATCTTTGTATTGATACAACTTTATTGGGCTTGTATTAAACTCGTCGTACTCTGTCATAATATTTTCAGTTAAATACGAATAAGTTTGTTCAGTTGATTGTACAAAGTCTTGATAGTTAAGTGCACTCAATCCTTTAAGCGTAGTTACAAATATGTTGGAACCATCGTAAGATAACAACACATCTGCACCTTTTTTGTTACCAAGTACTAATTTAGTAGGTGTTAACAAATAAGCATCCTTGCTGCTGTCATATTGAAACTCATATACACTATCTTCAAGAAATACACCTAACGATGTTTGACTAAATGTTACAAAAGCAGTAATATCGTCTTCAAACGAATTGTTATCTATTTCAGGAAAATAAACTTTACCATCTCGTTTGGACGACCAATACATTGTATTGTTAATACTTATAACATTTGATACAAAGTTGTATACAAGATTAGGTGTAAACAATTTATAGTGAGGTAACTCATTTCCTTCATCATCAGTAGGCCAAGTTATTACATCCGCAGATATTGTACCTTCATAGTTACTAGTCCACAAGTACTTAGTACTTATATCATAATATATGATATTATTGTTGTCAACATATACTGGCCTATAATTAGAAGTAAAATTATCACTATTTTGCAGCAACGGAATATTAACATCTGCGTAATGCAAATAATTATTACCTAATACATTAGGACCAACCGCCATCTTAGCATAAGTTAAATCAACACCGATGTCAGTATACAATGTCTTACTTAAATCAGGCGAATACGGTGCAGACTCACGAATTGCTTGTTGTTCCATAGCAGTATCAGGATTACTTGAAAAGTTATAACTAAATACATAATATGAGTCCTCATGCCCGTTATAATGCGAACCACTTATATTAAATGACTTATAACCATTCTTTTCAAACAACTTAAATGTAAATAAATCACCTTGTTTAGAGCCCATCATATCATAACTATAATATGACGACATATAGTACTCCGATGGATTTATTATAATCGGTTCACCGTCGCCGTAATTTTCTAATATACCTATACGGTAAATAGGAGAATAAAATGCATTTGTATAACCATCACTGCTATAATACACTGGCTCAATGCCATATACAGGCGCATTGTTTCTAAATTGTATTATTACATCGGGTGTTCTAAATGTACCAGGACTCGATGGATTATAATTTATATAACCTAACAATGGACTATTTATAATAGCATAATCCCAACTGCTGCTTCTAATATATCTTACTTTGCTTATTGCTTTGTTTGCTGCAATTGTAAACCCACTTAAATCTTTGCCGGTCATATTCCAAGTAGGAACAACGCCTGTTTCAAGATATGTTTTAACTGTTACACCACTTGAAGTAGTATACATATGTATCATCAACAACATAGGTGTATTAAGATTTTCTACTTTGTTCCAAGTATCTGCATTACTCCAACTTGTAGAACTATTGTAATAACGCTTTATATCACCGGTTACACTTATATACATCAATGCTGCACCCTTTTCGGGACTATGACCAAATGGCAATATAGTAGCAGTAGGTTTTATATTTACAATTTCCGTATTGTTAAAAATATTTGATTCGTTTACTGTATCTACCGGCGCATTAACTTTTTGTACCGGCGCATCGTATTCTACAACAGACCACACCATTGCACCAATACTGTTTATACCACTATCAGCAATACTGCTTATGTCCATATAATAAAATTTAAGCGCATCTGTATCAGCAATATACAACATATCACCGTCGTCGGATATTATAGGCGCCTTACAAGTAGCAGTAGGATAAGGAATTGTATAAAAATTATTAGCGTCTACGCTAAACAATAAAAATGTATCATCATTATTGTATGCCACAATTCTACCAAATGTCGGGTCTACAAGAACAATATCTGCTGTAATATTACCTGCACGCTTTACAAATACTCGTTCATTGTTTTTTACAAAAGGATTAACAATAAAATGAGTATCTTCGTCAATGTCAATAGTTATATTTTTACCTATAAGCCCATCTGTATTTGTAGCCTGTGTAGAGTTAAACAAATAACGAGTAATAAAGCCATTAGTCAATATGTTAGGCGACTCATTTTCCTCAATCTGTGTACCATTTACAATAGAGGTTATAGGCAAATAAATCAAATCCTCTTTTGTAAACCAGTTCATACTATTGGTTTCATAGTTCCAACTAAAACCAGTTAAATCGTTGTCAGTAAATACAATGTACTTATCATCAAACCACATCACTTTTACATTTTCAGACGAGTCTACTACCCACATACTGCCGTGGTATACAAATTGTAATGAATAACCACTACCATCAATAACATTGTAAAATACAATGTTATTGACTTTAAACATATCCACGAGTTTGTCGCTACTATGCAATAAGTTAGATGCTTTTACAGGCGGTCGAGTAGACAATTGGTCGTCTTGGTCCACATACATATTATTAACTTCGTCAAATGTATTTTGGTCAATGCCAACATAATTCTTGTTAGTACAAAGACCTTTAAATTGCATAAAGTTAAAATACTTTTCATCAAGACTACCAACATTGACTGACAACGCATTTCGTCTTACTGTTCTTCCCATTACCAACCTCCGCCAATATGAATTGTTTTGTTATCATTGTAATCGTTTTCGTCAATTCTTGCAAGGAACATTTCATATTCGTTACGATAAATTTGTGATTTCTGTTCGTCGTCAATTTTAAAACATTGACTTGCAATATAAGACGGCAAACATTCCAACACATCATCTGGTGCATCAATTTCTACACTATCATCTGTTGTAGGTTCGAACTTAAACCATTTTGCTTTGTAAGCAATTCTATAATTTGCAGGTTTGCTAAATACAATTTGATTTCCACCGTAGGTTTTATAACAATCATCATCGGCTTCGCACCAATCACCAAACATGTTTGTCATATAATTAGTATCATCAGACCATGCAAAGAAATCCTTCGGAAAATTAGTAGGCTGACCAACATATGTGAATTGCTCATAATATTCCAACATTGCTGTTTGTTGCGCATCAAGCTGTGTTCTATCACAAGGGGGATTAAACAAAAAGCCAATCTGATAATCGTCCGGCAATGAATATTTGCGTTTAAGTTCTCTTAATACTTGTTCACGATATCTTACACAAAATTCTGCATATGTCCTTTTGGGTTTAATAGCACTTGTAATTTGAGTAATTGCTTCATTTGCATAGAACGGAAACTTATTCATAAGTCCCATATCTATTGCTTGGTCTGCGGTAAAATCAAGTTTGGCTAAAGTAGCCTCTTTGATATAGCCCCAAGTATACATACCATCACCTCATAAAATTTATTTTTAGATGGCCTATATAACCATCATAATTCTAATTTTAATATATCATAGATGGTCAT